GGCTGTGAAAAATGTGAGCATGAAATTATGAGTGATGAAGGAGATTGCTTATCATGCCAATAAAGGAGAGTGATAGGATGAACTATTATTTTACTGGTTGGTTAATTATTGGTATGCTTTGGTTAGCCTATTGTGGTGGCCCTCAATGAAAAAACCATTAACGATATCAGAAGAGGCATCCGTGCAGATGCCAATGAAGACGGTTGCCAGTTTGATCGCGCTTGTTGCAATTGGTACCTGGGCTTATTTTGGTTTAATTGAAACCCAGAATCAACATCATACTCGAATACAATTAATGGAATCAGATGTTAAAGATAACACAGAGTTTAGAATTAAATGGCCAAGAGGTTTAATGGGTTCTTTACCCGCTGATTCTGAGCAGTTCATGCTTATCGAAGATTTATACAAACAAGTAGAAAAAATGCAACAGACCCAAGAAATGAACATGACCAACAAAGTTAATATAGAATTTTTAATGAAGCAGTTAGATAAAGCTCAAAAGGATATAGAAAAATTAAAAGACAAACAACGGGAGTTTGCTAATGGAAACGGTTATTAGCAGTGTCGTTGCTCTCTGTATGTTTATTGCAGGAGAATTGCAAGAACACAGAATACAAGGGTCTATGTCTGATTGTTTAAAGGGTAAAAGACTTGCAGAACGAGATCAAAATTTGAATGTTACTTATAAATGTGGTAACGTAAAGGTTGAATTAGAAGAAAATATAGATGGAAGTAAATCAATAAAAAAAATATTAGATCAATAATAAAAGTATTGATAAGATAGTTATTGAATCAAAATAAAAAATGAAAATAACAATTATAGGTAGAGGAAATGCTGGATCCATCAGTGCAATGCATTTTGGTCATTTTAGAAAGTTACTTAAACAAAAAGTTGAAATTGAATTAATATATGATTCAAAAATTCTTCCTGTTCCCACAGGACAAGGAACAACTTTAGATTTTAGTCAACAGTTATTTCAAACTTTTTGTGCTGATATAGTTAGAAACAACTTCCCTTTTACTATAAAGACAGGAACTATGTATGAAAATTTTGGTAAAAAACATAAAGAATGGTTGGCACCATTTCCATTAGGTTCATATGCCTTACATTTTGAACCAACAGATTTTGCAAATTTTGTTTGTGAAAACTTAAAAATAAATTTTCAAGTAAAAGATGAAAACATAGAAAATCTTGATTCAATAGATTCAGATTATATTATTGATTGTAGAGGAAAATCAAAATCATTAGAAAATTATGATAAATTAATAAATCCTTTAAATTGTGCATTATTAGCTAATTTACCTAAAAAAGAAAACGATGTTTTATGGACAAGAGCAATTGCACATAAAAATGGATGGTGTTTTTATATACCTTTACCTGAAAAAACTTCCATTGGTTATCTTTTTAATAAAGATTTATGTTCTGTTGAAGATGCTGAAAATGATTTTAAAAAAATGTTTGATTTAGAAAAAATAAATAGAGTATTTCCTTTTGAACAATATTTAGCAAAAGAACCAATTATTGATGATAGAGTTTTGTTAAATGGTAATAGATTATTTTTTTTAGAACCTTTAGAAGCAACTGCAATGGCAAGTTATATTAGAGCATCTCAATATTATTTTGGATATATATTTGAAGGAGTTTCAAAAGAAGAAACAATACGTGGACTTAAAGACTATGTTTACAAAGTTCAAAATTTTATTTTATGGCATTATGCAAATGGATCAGCTTATGATACTCCTTTTTGGGATTATGCAAAAAACTTATGGGAAAATAATCAAGATAAATCTACTACAGAATATATTGAAATTGCAAAAAAAATGAGTTCGGACGATATTGAAAGATCAATACATGTAAATGATGTGTGGGCTCAATGGAAACTTTGGAATTTTAAAAATTGGCTTGATGGGGTAAATCTATGAATTTAACACGTAACTTTTCTTTACAAGAATTAATTAAATCTGATACAGCTGTTAGATTAGATATTGATAATAATCCTAATGCCAATCAAATTGAAAAATTAAAATTATTATGTGAAAACATTTTACAACCAGTTAGAGATCACTTTGGTCCAGTATCCGTGACTAGTGGATATCGCAGTCCAGATTTGTGTCTTAAAATAGGAAGCTCAATTACTAGCCAACATTGTAAAGCTGAGGCTTGTGATTTTGAATGTCCAGGAAAAGATAATGCTGAAGTTGCTGATTGGATATATCAAAATTTAGATTTTGATCAAATGATTTTAGAATTTTATGTACCAGGAGAACCTAATAGTGGTTGGGTTCACTGTAGTTATGTAAGTGAAAAACCCAGAAAACAATTCTTGCGAGCATTTAAAGAAGATGGTAGAACTAAATACAAACCTGTGATGGGGAAGGCAAAAGACTTGGTTTAATTGTGGACTTTAAAGTAATAGATAATTTTTTAGAAAAAAAGTTTTTTAAAATTTTAAAAGATACAATAACTCATGAGGAATTTCCTTGGAGAAGGCGTGGTCCTATATCAACTTATAAAAAAGATGAAATTGATGGAGGATATTTTAGTTATAGTTTTTTTAATAATTATATAGAAAATAGTGAACATTATAGAATTTTAATTATTCCTATTTTAGATAAACTAAAAGCTAGATCAGTTATTGCAGTAAGAGCTAATATGACTCTGACAAAATTGTTTGAAAAAGAAACTTTAAATTATCATAAGGATTATGAGTTTGGAAATACTACTGCAGTATTTAATTTAACCTCATGTAATGGTGGTATTTCTTTATTAGTAAATAAAGAAAATATTAAAATTCCTGCTGTAGAGAATAGAATTGTAATCTTTAATTCTGATATCTATCACGCTACAATAAAGCCTACAAATGCAGATGTAAAATTTGTAATTAATTTAAATTATTTTTAGATGATTGATAAACAGTATTATATTCATACAGTACCTGATTTTGAAATTCACAAAAAAAATTTAATTTCTAAAATTTTTAAAATACCAAAAAACCCTTACAAAATGACTCCAAGAGGAGATACTCTTTCACACACTGATTGGGATTTACCTGAAAAAATGGAAAGAGAATATAAAGATTATTTTATTAACAATATTTTTCAAGCTTATGCTAAAAATTTTTGTAATAATTTTAAAAACGGTAGTGTGAAGTTGACTGGATTATGGTTTCAAGTATATGGTTTAAATGATAGTCATGAACCTCACACACATCCAGGTTGTCATTTTACTAATGTTTTCTTTTTACAATTACCTGATAAAGATTTAAAAACACAGATACAGTTGCCTGGAGATGAAAAATTAGATATTAATGTTACCGAAGGAGATATTTTAACTTTTCCCGCATTTTATTGGCATAGATCTCCAATAAACAAATCAGGCAAAGAAAAAATAATAATATCATTTAACATAGACATTATTTAGGAGAACACATGGCAATATCTAGAGGACAAATAACTAAGCAAGTTGAAGGCAAGCTCAGAGGTGCTAGAGATGAAAAAAAGAAAAAACAACGAGTCATTGCGAAATTACGTAGCAAAAAGTCTAAGGTCTTCAAAGTTTAGTCAAAAAGTGGTACAATCTAAAAAATTGTACAACCGTAAAAAGGAGAAGTTACAATGCCGTTGACAAAAAAAGGTAAAAAAATCATGAGTGCCATGAAAAAAGAATATGGTACAAAAAAAGGGGAAAAGATTTTTTACGCTACCAAAAACAAAGGTAAGATAAAAGGCGTAGACAATAAAAGGAAAGCATAATGGCAACATCAGGAACTACATCTTTTAATTTAAATATAGATGACATAATTACTGAAGGTTATGAAAGATGTGGCCTTGTAAGTAATTCTGGATATGACATGCGTTCAGCTAGACGTAGTCTAGATTTATTATTCGCTGAGTGGGGTAATAGAGGTATTCATTTATGGAAAACAGAATTAAATGAAATAGCTTTAGTTTCTGGTCAAGCAAACTACACGGTTGATTCTGATGTTAACGATGTACTAGAAGCCTATGTTTCATCAACTGCTGCCGCAGGTAATAATATCAATACTCAAGATGTATCTTTAACTAAAATTGATAGATCAGCTTACGCTGCTTTACCTAATAAACTAGCTACAGGACAACCATCACAATATTATGTAGATAGACAAACAACTCCTGTAATTTATTTATATCAAGCACCTGACCTAAACACTTACACAACTTTAAAATTTTATGTAATTAAAAGAATTGAAGATGCTGGAGCTTACACTAATGATGCTGATGTTGTTTACAGATTTTTACCATGCATGTGCGCAGGACTTGCTTACTATTTATCAATGAAGAAAGCACCAGGACTGGTGCAACAAAATAAATTAATATACGAAGATGAATTAAAAAGAGCATTAGATGAAGATGGTCAAAGAGCATCTACATTTATAACTCCACAATCTTTTTACCCTAATGGAATATAATTATGGCTAAATGGGCAACAGGCAAAAGATCTCTATCTATATCTGATAGATCGGGCATGGCATTTCCATATACTGAAATGGTTAAAGAATGGAATGGATCTTTAGTGCACTATTCAGAGTTTGAACCAAAACATCCTCAAATAAGAAGAAAAAGAATTGTTGCAGACGCTATAGCTTTACAAAATAGTAGATCTCAAAAATTTCAACAACCAACTAACATTGATGGCATATATGCAGATTCAGGTGGGACTATGGTAGGTGTTGCTGATTTAACCTTACCTGGTGACTTTGCTTATATAACTCAAGGACAAAGTGCAATGGTACCTGCGGATCCATCTTTGCAAAATAGAAGAAGAGAATTATTAATGAATATAAATTCAGTAACAGTGGAGATTTCATAATGGCTATAACTTACGCAGATTTTTTAACACAAGTAAGAAACT